CCGAGTGGCGCAGGGGGTTGACGATCCCGTCCTCTCGTAGGTAGAATTCTGCATTCCCGGCAGGAGTGCGGAACGTGACACAGAAGACCGGGGTTGACGATGCGACCGTTGGCCCCGGTTTTTTGTTGGCTGCTTGACGGTCCCCCGGTTACGTACTACACTCACCCCCTAAGTTTGTAAGTCCTCCACTGTCAGCCAACAGGGGGTCTTGTCATGGGCGGTCCCACACTCACACGAGCAGCCTTAGCCGCTGGCACCATGGGGATGTCGGAAGTGCCCCGGCAGTTCAAGTCCGCCAGCGATGTCGTGGTCGGTGCGGCCAAAGGCGATCCGGCCGGGGGCTTCAAAGCCGCGGGCGACAGTTATACCAAAGATGCGCCCGACTCGGCTCCGGCCCTTGGCACCCCTCCGGTGGATACCTCGGGGCAAGATGCGGCCAATGCTGACGCCAAGAAGTCCGCGCAAGAAGAGGAAGCGCGACGACTGCGTGGCGGGGCGGGCCGTGCCAGTACGATTCTCACGTCCGGATCCGGCCTTGGTGGCTCGGGCCGACGCTATTTGGGGTCCGCCTGACATGCAGGCATTCCAACGGCCAAACACGCCACAGATGCCGCAAGCCCCGCCGCCGCCTCCGAATAAAGAGATCGTCGAGCAGAAGCGGCAAGAGGGGAAACTCGCCGCTCGTGAAGCCCACGGCCGCGCCAGTACGATCCTCACGAGACCCGATACGTCGCTCGGCATCCTCAACAAGAAAGCGCCGTCACTCTCATGAAATCACTCGACGACATCGCCCAAGATACGATCGCGCGGTTGAAGTCGGCGCAGGGCTTGCGCGGCAATTGGGATTCGCATTGGGAAGAGATCGCGAAGCGCGTGTGGCCCTCCTATGTGGGCTCCTTCGTCGGCAAGCACACGCTCAAAGCCCAAGGCGACAAGCGCACCGAAGAGATGGTGGACTCCACGGCGGCCGGCGCGCTCATCCGATTCGCCGCGGCGATGGAGTCGATGCTCACGCCCCGGAACTCGCGTTGGCACTATCTGACCCCGACCGATAAGACCCTGAGAAAACATCGCACCGTCCGCCTCTGGTTTGAAGAGGTCACGAACATTCTCTTTGAGTACCGGTATGCGACGAATGCGAATTTTGCGGGGCAAAAGCATGAAGATTATTTGTCCCTCGGATCGTTTGGCACGGGCTGCATGTACATCGATGCCCTCAAGATGCGTGCCGAAAAAGGCTTGCGGTACCGTGCCATTCACCTCGGCCAAATCTTCTTCCTCGAAAATCATCAGGGGATCATCGATACGGCCCTGCGGTATTTCGATCTCACGGCGCGACAGGCGATTCAGCAATTCGGCGAGCAGCAGATGCCCGAGAAGATCGTGACGATCGCCAAAGATCCGAAGAAGCAGGACGAGAAGTTTTGGTTCATCCATTGTGTGAAGCCCCGCACCGAAGAAGAGGGGTACGATCCCGGCAAGGTGACGTTCGACGCGATGCCATTCACGTCCTACTACGTGGAAGAAGAGAGCAAACGGACGGTGAGCACGGGCGGATTCGGCACGTTTCCGTATTCGATCAGCCGGTATGTCCAAGCCCCGGGAGAATTGTATGGACGCTCGCCAGCGATGCTTGCTCTGCCAGCAATTAAGGTGCTTAACGAAGAAAAGAGAACGGTTCTTAAACAGGGTCACCGCATTGTCGATCCGGTACTTCTGGTTCATGATGATGGCATCTTGGATAACTTTTCTATGCGTAATGGTGCCATTAATTACGGGGGAGTGACAGCGGACGGCAAGCCCCTGATCCATGCGCTCCCCTCGGGCAACATCGCCATCGGCAAAGACTTGATGGACGATGAACGCGCTACGATCAACGATTTCTTCTTGGTCACCCTGTTTCAAATTCTGGTCGAGACGCCTCAGATGACGGCGACAGAAGTCCTCGAACGAGCCCGTGAAAAGGGGGCCTTGTTGTCCCCAACCATGGGGCGTCAACAGTCTGAGGCGCTCGGCCCGATGATCGACCGCGAGTTGGATGTGCTGGCTTCACAGGGTCTTCTGCCTCCGATGCCCGACATTCTCAAAGAGGCGCAGGGCGACTACCGTACCGAGTACAATTCACCGCTGTCGCGAGCGCAGAAGGCGGAAGAGGGCTCGGGCCTCATGCGCATCATGGAGACGCTGACGCAAGTGATCAACGTCACCCAAAACCCCGAACCCCTCGATTACATCAATTGGGATACCGCGGTGCCTGATCTGATGGACATTTACGCCATGCCGACGCGGTGGCAGGCGACACTCGAACAAGTTCAAGAGATCCGCGCCAAGCGAGCGCAGGCGGCGCAACAAGCCCAAATGGTCGAGGCCGCCCCGGCCGCCGCGTCTATTGCGAAAACGATGTCCCCCGGAGCGAAAGGATGACGGAGTTCTATGAACGGGCTAAGCGATATCTGGCAGGACGCGCTGCCTCATACCATCGGGTCTTTGTTCAAGAAGGAATTGACGCCACCATCGTCTTGGCCGACCTGGCAAAGTTTTGTCGAGCACACGACTCGACGGGCCACCCGGATGCCCACGTTGCGGCTCGTTTGGATGGGCGCCGGGAGGTTTGGCTTCGTATCCAACACCACTTAAAGCTGAGTAATGACGAGCTATGGGGCCTCTACGGGAACAAACACATCACCAAGGAGTAGGGAGCATGAAAGAGTTTACGAGACGACACATCCTCAGTATCGACGGCGGTGGAGATGGTGGCGGCGGCACAGCTGTTGCCCCTGCTCCGGCCCCGGCAGGGTCGGCTGCTCCACCGGCCCCGTCGGCTCCGGGCACGTACGATTGGAAGGCGAACGGATTTGACGACAACGCGATCAATCACATCACAGGGAAAGGGTGGAAAGGGCCGGCGGATCTCCATCAGTCCTATGTGAATTTGGAAAAGCTCGCCGGGGCCGGTCCCGACAAGCTGATCAAGCTCCCGACGAATGACGATCCGGCCGCGTGGAACGAGGTCTACGGCAAGCTCGGTCGACCGGCCGACGCGAATGGCTACAAGCTGCCTGTCCCCGAGGGTGATAAGGGCGAGTTTGCGAAGACCGCGTCGAGTTGGTTTCACGAAGCGGGCTTGTCACAAGCGCAAGCCGCGAAGGTGGCCGAGAAGTTTAATCTGCACAACGCCGAGACGATGAAAGCCGAGCAAGCCAAAGCCGACCAAGCGGCCGCCGCGGATGTGAAGGCCCTCGAAGCGGCCTGGGGCGCCAACTATCAGGCGAATACCGCCTTGGTGGAACGGGCCGCGCAGACGTTCGGGATGACGGATCAGCATCTCCTCGCGTTGAAAGCCACGCTCGGGCCGAAGGCCGCGATGGAGTTTTTGCACAAGATCGGCAGCAAGATCGGCGTCGATGATAATTTTGTGACGAGCAGCACCCCGCCGAGCCTCAACGCGATGTCAGCCGAACAAGCGGCTGCGAAGATTCAGGCGTTGCGAGCGGACACGGCGTTCATCGAGCAGTTCAATTCCGCCGATCCGAAAGTGCGGGCCGAAGCGCGGGCGCTGAGTCAGCGGTTGCATCAGATCGCGTATCCGTCTTGACACGAAAGAGGTTCTACCCTACATTGCGTAAGTGTAATCGGGAACCCTCGTAAGGGGGCCGAGAGACAGCCGGGAGAGACCGGCGCCGTCAGCCTCCGGCATTGAGGCGAGAAGTCGGCCCCGCCTTGCGGATAAGCCCTTCGATGTTCGTTCAACGGAACGTCAATTGGAGGTGCTTATCATGCACAAACGTACTGGCTATCTCTTCAGCGCCATCGCCTTCCTGGCGTTTGGCTTCTATACCGATCTCGACAATGCGTGGGCGCTGTTGTCGCTCTTGCCCCTCGTGGGCAATGTCAACATCCCGACGCATTACGTGATGGAATTTTCGAGCAACGTCTCGTTCCTGCTCCAACAGAAGGGCTCCAAGCTCCGCGGCACGGTGACCGAGGGGCACTATGTTGGAAAGCAAGCCAGTCCGGTCGATCAGTTTGGACAGGTTGAAGCGCAAGAAGTGACGTCGCGGTTCGCGACGATCACTCGCACGGACGCCCCGACCGATCGTCGGTGGGTGTTCCCGAGCGACTTCGATCTCGCACAGTTGATCGATCATTTCGACAAACTCCGACTCGTGACCAACCCCGAGTCCTCACTCGTCACCAACGCGATGTATGCGATGGGGCGCAAGATGGACGCCAAGATCATCGACGCCTTCACCGGCACG